ATATTTTCTGTCTATTGATAGCCATACCTATATTGTAATTAACTTATGATTCTGTTATAATAGGAACTTGACAATCTGTCCAATTACTCATATCAACATCTAATGTCATGACCCAGCCTGCTGCATAGTCAAGTATCTGATTATTCAATGGAACTATGGCAGGTTGTCCTAATACATCAAAGCTATAGTCATCACTGAAAGTAAAGTAGTTCACTAAGTCAACTAATATTTGATGGCAGTCTGAGAGTATCACAGTGATATTAGCTCTATCCTTCTGGATAATGTCAAGGCAGGTTATCTCTAAGCTCATTGTATTAGTGTTCTCAGTTGCTATAGCTGTGATAGGTGCTATAAACACAATAGGATATTTCTCATCCTTTGTGGCAAAGTTAGGCATCTGCTCTGCGAAGTCGCTGCCTACTTTTTTTACTTGTAGATGTGCGTTATAGAATGCCTCTATCTTGTTGATTAATGCTTGATAACTTGTCATAGTTCTGCGTTCTTTTGTATCTTATTAATTTTGTTCTGTGTATCAGTCATCTCAGTCTCACTCACTATAGCATTGACTGTGATAGTCTGACCTTGCTGTGCTCCCTCTCCACCTACATTATTGAGTTGATTGCCTTGACCGAATAGGCTAACTGATGGAGTTGCCATTCCACCTGTTGATGTCTGAGTATCAAATCCACCTGTAGGTATATCAGGAGCAGTAGGTGCTCCACCTCCACCTGTGAACTGAGCAGATGCTATCTTACCAATGTTCACAGCAGATGCTATCCCTGCAGATGCAAGAGCTGCTGCCATAGCAAAACCACCATCAAACTTAGGATACTGAGCAAGAATTGATGTGATGGCCTTAGCTCCATCAATGACTGCCATACCTAAGTTAAACCCCTTTTGTATTAAAAACTCTTGCTTTGCTGCCTTCTCAGCTTCCTTAGTTCCCTCTTTTAATTTACGTTTTCTAAAAGCAAAGAATAACTCAGTAAGTTGTTGAGTAGCTTGGACTCCCATAGTTGTATATTCAAGAGCATCTGATACTTGCTTAGCTTCAATCTCATTGAGTTTCTTTGCCTGCTCCTCCTGAGCTATTTGTTTGGCTTGTCTGTATTTTTCTTCAATTGCCTCTTTTTGTTGCTGAGTTAAATCTGTTGCTGCAAGTTCTGCCTCTTGTTGTTTTTTCAATGCCTCAAGTTGTAACTCAAGTAATGTATTAGTTGACTCCTTTTGTTGCTCAATGTTTAACTTAGCTCTCTCAAGATTAAATTGTTCTCGAGATAAAGAAGTCTCAGCTACAAGTTGAGCAGCTGCTAAAATCTTTTGATTCTTATCTACCTCAATAGCAGTAATTTGGTCTGCCACTGCCTTAGTATCTACAACAGCCTGAGCATTAATCTCTTTAATTTGCTCATCTGTCAATTTCTTATCTGCTACTTTTATTTTTCTCTCTTCCTCAATCAAGGTCTTTTGTAGCTCAAGTTTCTTAACAGCATCTTGCTCCTCAAGTAACATAGTTTTAATTCGAGCCACAGTATTTTGGTCAGCTATCTGTTGTCTATCTTGCTCCAATTTTTTCTCTGCCTCAACAATCTTAGCAGTCATATCTGATACTGCTGCACCTCTCTCAAGTTCACTCTTAAAGATTTTAGTCTTTTTAAGATTAAGGTTTTCAATCTCTGTCCTCTCCTCCTTCAATTGGTTAATCTTGAGCTGAGCTAATTCAAATTCAGTAGCACCTGCTGCCCTTGCATCATCCTCAGCTTTTTTATGTTTAATTCTCATCTCCTTGAGATGCTTATCTTGAGCTGACTCTACCTCTTTATTAGTGTTAGTTGTGCTTGTTGTAGTAACCTTAGATACTGCTGTATTACCTTTGTTTGTAATTTCTAATCTTTGTCTCTGGAAGTCCTGTTGTGTAAGTAAAATTAACTTATCTATTTTAGCAACTGTTTCAAAATCATCTAACCTGGCAGCCTCTCTCCTTTGAGCTTGGAGCTTAGCAATAGCCTCCTTCTCTTGGATGTCAAGTATTGCCTTTGACCTTTCAGCTTCATTTTTAATTTGTTTTGCACTCAACATGGCAAGCTGCTTATCAATGTCCTCTGCTAATTTTTTTCTATTCCTTGCTTGTTGAATAGCTAACTCATTAATTCTATTGATAGCCTTAGCCTCATCATCTTTAAGTTGTAAATATCTTTTAGTTTGCTCCTCATCCATCTCATCTAACTCCTCCATTGCAGCCATATCAGCCTGCCTTTGCTCTTGCTTTCTTTGCTCCTCCTCAATTGCCAACTCTTCCATAGTGGCAAATCTATCAATGCTCACTCCAAGCTGCTCTTCAATAGCACTTATCTCCTCATTGCTTAGGTCTTTTGTTACGTTATATAAACCCTTCCTTGCTGACATCTCTGCCTCAATAGCTTTAATGTTTGATTCTGATGCTGCCTTAACAGCCTCTGCATTCTCTTGAGCTGCATTATCTGTTAAACCCATCCAATCTGTTAACATCTTAAAGCCTTCAATGATTGCAGTGATAGGCAACATCAAAAGTTTTAACACCTTATCAAGGACACCTATCTTGTTTAAAAATATAGCAATAGCAGCTACAATAGCAACTATCACAGCAACTAATAAGAATATAGGGTTAGCAAGTATCTGCATTCCTAATTTAACGAATGCTCCTCCCATTGTTTGTATCACACCTGTGAATGCTTTAAATCCCTTAGATATATCTCCAGGGTTTATCTTACCTATCACATTTTTAAATACCTCTGCCTTTTGCTGTGCCTCTTCAAAGTCTAAGCTCATCAATGAGTCTTTGATACCTCCTAATGAGTTGCTTACCTGTTCAAATTTAGAGCCAGATGCAAATACATTGACCGCATCATTAGCATCTGTAAGTTTATCTTTAAGCTCTCCTGCTCTTGCTGAGAGTTGTGCTATCTGTTCTGGGTCAGTTGCATCTGCAATAGCTCCTTTAAGTTCTCTGAGCTCTGCTTTGATAGCACCAATGCCGGTTATCTTTAATGGTATTTCAACTTCATTCATATTAGTAAACTCTTATTTCGATTGTTGTATATCCAAGCAAAGTATCTTGATTAGTTCCTGCACTATCTAATGTAATAATATTTACATTGTCAGAGTCTATGTAATTAATACTAAATCTATCAGTTTGGCTTTGACCGATTATTAAATATACCTTATCCTGTGTACTGAATGCACCTGTCAATGTGCCTAAGTAGTCACCAACTGCTGCCCTTGTCCACACAATGTTACCTATAGTATTCTCAAGTACAGTAGCAACAGGGTCAAGTATTCCTGTCTGACTAATCAATGCTATGTATCTCTTATAGTTCACTACAGGAGCACCATTGATACTATCTATCACTGTCAAGTTAGGTACTACCATACCATCCTGCTCAAGTATCTGGCCATCTCCAATCACTACACCCTTAACACCTGAGCCTACCACGTTGCCCTTACCTAAGACAATAACATCCGCTCCAGGTAGTACTACGTTGTTAACTTGAGCACTCTTCTTAAATATAGAATCCACTCCTACAGCTGTGATGATATCTCCAATAGGCTTGCCGCCTTTTGTCTTATAAGGTGCTAAGTCAATCTCAGTATCAATGCTTATTAACTCCACCTTTGTGAGGCTGTTGTTGTTAGCGTTATAATCTTGCACCTTGTTAATGTTCCACCATGAGTTATCAATGTATATCTTATCATTGAGCTTGAGAGCTTGGATATCAACCTCACTCAAATCAAAGTAAGCTATCAACATCTTACCTACGTTTATCTGATTGACAGTCCTTCTCCAATATAAGTTATACAGGTTGTTAGCTGTCAAACTTCCTACCTCATAAAAGTAGTAATCATTCGTGCCAAAATTAATATCAAATGTAGGATACAAAGGATTGTTGAAATGACCAATCATAGGATAGTCAGTCAAGCCTATCTCTCCTGTTGTGCCAAAGTCTATGATGTCAAAAGGTTGGCATGTACCTAAGCCTCCATCATATAAGATACGGATGTTAGTATTAGGTGCAGCTCCATTGATTGCAGGAACATAAGCTCCAAACAATGTCTGATACACAGGAGTAGGTGAGAATAGTAGCTCCTTAGTATCAACATCCTTAACATATTCATTGTCAAAGGTGTATTCTATCTGGCCATAAATTTCACCTGTAGCTTGTGTGTATAACACATTGGGGGTATCCTCATCCGGTGCATAGGTGAGCTTAAGTTTTTTCTTAGTTACATCTGGAAGGAACATCAACTCTTGAGCCTTATCCTTAGCTAACTTCTGACTCCAATCCTTCTCAGCTCCTGAGTCGTAATACTCATCTCGATGTCTTAGGATGAGGTTGTATGGATTGTCAATATCCTGATCAACATATAAGTTGTACATCTGAAATATTGACTTGACAAAATCAGATTGCTTAATCTCAACAGGTACATAAGAGTTCATGATTAGAGTACCTCCTGTAGTCTGCACGTTTTGACTTGGCAATATCACCATGTTGATAGATGCTAAGTTCAAAACAACATTGACATCAACAGGAGTGAAACCGCCACCTGCTGCAATCCAGATATTTGCTCCATTACTGTTAGCACTACCATAGGTCTGAATTATATCTACACCTATTGATAATATTTGTATATCTCCTGCACTGATATATGGCCCAAGTCCATTAGTGATACCTACAAGAGATATTGTCTCAGCAAAGGTCAAGATAGTAGTGTTACCCGTTGGCAATGGTGAGGCAGCAGGATAGTAAGCTACTCCACTTGTTGTGCCATACACCTTTACGTTACCATATCCCTGTACAAATACCTCTGCAAAAACTCTATATTTATTTTTAACTGTGTATCCACCCACAATATACTCAAGTACAGCATTACCACCACTGTTATTATCAAGGATGATACTACCTCCTATCTGTAGATCATAGTTATATGTCTCAGCTGTGAAGCCATTAGTCGTGTTGAACGGTGAGCTGTACTCTCCATTGACAGGATTAAACAATGATTGTGCATCAATCACCTCTGTCCATCCAGAGTCAATATCCTCTTGGAAGGTATAGTTCACTCCTGTGCCCTGTACATAACTTGTTGTCCATGTGTTAGTGGCTTCCACTCTGTAGTCAGCATAATCAAAGTTATTAACATCCCCATTGTAAGGTATTAACAACTTATCAAAGTGAGCATCTGTTAATCCTGCCCAATTGTAAGTAAATCCAGCCACAGCGAATATCCTATCAAAATAAGTCTTCGCATAGATAGCAGGTTTGAACTCATTAGCTTGATAGACATTAGTACCTGTGCATACAGGCATTACATATTTATACCCATCTGTAACTGTGTTGCTGAATGTAGCTGCTATGTCAGTTGATGAGAATGTATGATCTAAGTCTGAGAAATCTAAGTCATCAAGATTAGCATTAGTGATAGCACTAAAAAACTCAGCTCTGCTATCCTTAATCAATACAGTATAGTTAACCTCCTCCTCATAAGCATTAGTGTACTGAGACTTATTAACACTTACCAACTGTAGCAGTGCATCATCTAAGATAGGCACTCCATCCTGTATGACTTGACATCGAGTTAATGTATTGATGTTAAATGTTCCAGCTTGAATATTTACATCATAGTAATTCCCAAGCAACTCATGATTGTTCTTAGTTCCCTCAAGGACAATGGTTTTGGAGAAAGTTCCTTTGCGAGATGTTAAATCTCTAATGTCACCAATGTTAAATGTTATCGGAAAATTAGTCTTCTCAGATACATCTAAGACTCCTGTCTCAAGTACTATCTTAACCATTGATTATATCGTTATTAGATAACCTTACTTGTATTGACTGCTTTATTAGGTTGTTGTTGCGTTGCTTATATACCTCAAAGTTTGTGTTAAGTACATTACAGCTCACATACTCAGTTGACTCAGGGACATGTATGATACATCCACTCTCATCATAAAGGTTATCCAAGTCCTCTGTAATACGATACACTACGTTTTTAACATAGGTTTGTGGAGAAGTTAACAACTGCTGAAAGTATGTACCCTCTGCCTCACTCATCCAGTTAGTGTTGAGGTCGTATGTCTTAACTACTTGAGTGTTGAAATTAACTTGACCTTGTTCATAAGTTTTATACTTCCATTGAGATGAGGTAACATATCCTGGCACATCCTTATTGTAGGTATCCCTCTTGATAGTTCCCTTCTCATAGCTCTTAAGTTGAAATGCAAAGCTACTCCATGAGCCCATCCTATCTAAGAATAAGATATGACTCTCAGAGATTAATGTCCTTGTATCTATGTTCACCTTGTAACTCACTGACTTAGGGTCAATGAATCCTGGAGAGCCATCTCGATAAGTTACTGTGTACCACTTAGTATCTTGTTTTACAAGTGGAGCGGTGCCACTCACTAAGGTAAGTGAGCCATAGTTATTAGGGCCAACTGCCACGCCTTTAATATATTCAATTCCACTCACTGACTTGTAGAACACATCCCCGTCATCATTAATAAAGTACACCCTCTTGTTAAGTGCTATGCCGACATCCTTGAAGTTGAGCCATAAGTCCTGACCAAGTGTACATGTAAAGTTCAAAGGTTGGTCAGTGAGCCACAATCCAGATGTGTTATCAAGTGTGTAGTCAGTCTGATCATAGAATGGCATATCTATCCAAGAAATAGCTCCATTGAATACATACTTATCTAAGGTGCTAATCTCATTGAGGTTGATGTCCTTCCTATTGTCAGCATACTTGATAGTTCCATTGATAGTGGCATCTGTTACCTCTGACCATAGCGCATTGATAGTGAAGTTAGTTGTGCCTGTGATTGAAGTCACTGTGTGCAATCCTTCCACTCCTGGATTAGCCACACCTAAGTCTGCCTGTGTTATGTTTATCTGATCACCAACTTGAAAGGCATGCGTTGCTGTGATGCGTACATTGCCTCCATTGTTCACCAATGAAGCTGTGTAAGATAATGTGTAGATATACTCCTCACCTATCTTAACATCAAACTTGTAATATGAGTTAGCCGCATCATAAAAGGTTGTGATTGTAGGATTGAAGTCATAGCTTACCATATTGCTCAATAGCTTGCTCAAGTCCTGCTCCCCATATCCTGTGCCATAGGTTGGTAATGCTTTATAGTATCCTATCCTATTGGCTGTGCCTGACTCAAATATCTCAAAGATATATCGGAAGCCATCATTGTTGACATTAGTTGAGTTAACTATGAACTTGCACTCATTGTAAGCAGGAGTGAAATCTTGAGGTTCTGCTATGATTGTCATTGCCATACCTATATTGTATTTCAGTTGGCATCCTGTTAGAAGGACATATATGAGTCATCTGTAAAGTATTCCTCCTTGATATGAGTGGCAGCATATCGGATGGCATCCATTGCATCATCCCATAACTTGACAGGCTCATCTGTAATGGTATCACCTATTTTTTTCCACTTGTAATTCTCATACTCCTTCTTAAGTTGAGGATGATCTTCACAGAATATACCAAAGGACTTGATGTTGTTAATACCTTGCTTGACTACCTTATTAGCATTCTCAATATAGTAACCTGCTCTGTCTATCTCAGCAA